GAGGCGCGTCAGGCGCTTTACAACCGCATCATAGCCGCCACTTGAGCTACTTAACCAAGCGATAAAACCACTTATCAGCACGGCGCTGGCAGGTGATTTGATACCCTGCTTGCCGTAGTTCGCTGACGATGCTGTTGACTGCGCAGACCCCTGCGCGTTGAATAATATCCAGTGTGGTGTACTCGCCGCCCTTTTTAAGCAGTTTGTACACCCGCTGGAGCCGGTCCGACTTGTCGAAGTTAGCGGCGTTCATTAGTTGAAATCCGGGATGTCATCGTCAAAATCCACCGGCTGACGCTGTGGCACCGTCAATCCACCTTCTTTGGGCTTCGGGTCATTCATATATGCCCAGCCGTCCCAGCCACCTTCCTTCAGCGGGATTACATCGAGCTTCAACATTTCGCCGTTGCGCGTGGCAATGACCGAGCCGATCCGCTGGTAGCGGTTTTTCTGTTGGCCCTGTGCGTTGGTGTACTGACCGACGATGCAGCTAATTTCTTTGATGACTTTCGACATTTCACTCTCCTATGATTTTGCGTAGTGCTGCAACTTTGGCATCGACTTCAGCCAAAAACTTTTTGACTTCAATTTCTGTTTCTTTGATCCACTTATCATCACGCTCGACGCGGTAGACAAAGAGCTGGGCTTTAGCAGGCATTCGTGGGTCGAATACAACGTAGTCGCACCAGAACCGCCCAGCGCAGGCCATTTGCCACTGCATTTGCGTGAAATACTTGGATTCCACCGGATCGGCTGATAGCCAGCATTCCAGCGCGGTTTTGCTGTCGGGGCATTTAATCTCGACCATGCCGTCAGCGCCCACCAAGCCGTCAGGCGAGGCACCAGAGGCCTCAATGGTTGGGTGCTGCATGAAACCCACTTCATCCACTAAAACGCCCTTAGAGGCTTCGTAAGCCGCCCGTGCGAAGGGTTCCTGGTCGATGCCCCATTGCATTGAGGCGTTGACGTAGCCTTCGGCTTTGGTGCCGGTAATCCGTTCCAATACGAGCTGGGTCAGGTAATTGCCACGGTCTGCGCCGTAGCCAGTCTTAGTCCGCGCCAGCACTTTGTGCAAGCTGCTGGCGGTCACTTTGCCCAGGCGTTGCTGGAACCAATCTTCTGTGCGTTGCTCATCCATTTGCTTTTTCCTTTTTAGCGCGTTCGACGCGGGTTTTCTTTGCTGCGATTACTTTGGCCTGCAATTCCTGATGCTCGCCGCAAGCCTCAATTGCAGCCTTAAATACGACCGCCAGTTCTTCGCTGTTGGCGCTGGCTTCGATGGCTGACAGGTGGTCGGTAATGTCAGGCAGCGGCTTGCGGCGGCTGGCAGCGTTGCCATCGTCATCTTCTGGCGCAATACCGCAAGCAGCCATCAGCGAATAACGCCGGGCATAGGTCAGCGCCGAACCGTAGCCTTGCGGGTCTTGTTTGCTGGCCGGAACGTGAAGCTGGCCGCAGGACATAATCTCGCCGCTTTCGTGGACAAACACGGTTTCGATAATGATGCCGTCGCTGCACATACTGGTGCGCTGGGTCATGGCGATGCCGTGATTATTTAAGGCATCGATGACCGCTTCGACGCAGGCTGACAGGTCGGCGTAGCGTGACCGGAAATGCGGGTTGGTGGCTGATTTAAGCGCAGGGCCGAATTCGCGCTGGGCTTTGACAAACGCTGCTGCTACTTTGCTGAATGTGGTTTCCATATATTCCTCTTGTCGCTGAACGGTTTCATAAAATTGTTGTTGTGTCATGGCTGCACCATTATTTCCTGCCCTACTGAGGCGGGTTCGACGGTTACGGCTGCGTCTACCATTGCTGGCTTTTCTTCGATGGGTTGCTCAATTACTGGTGGGTCAAGTGGCTTTTGGCCGAGCGTCCAGACCGCTAGGTATCCAGCTACAAATACCGGCACGGCTACGACAAACGCGGTTGACTTGAGCAGTTCCATTTAGAAGATCGCCATTGCAACCCACAGCAGTGGGTACAAAACAGCGGCGATACAGACTGCCGCCAGTGCTAGAACGAGATCGCTAGGTTCGCGGTTCATGCTGTGCGCACCGTAAAACCTTGCGCCTCAAGCTGGTCGGCCAAGCTGGGTGCTGCGCTTTTGCGTACCTGGATGCTGATAGCGCCGTCGAAACGGGCTTTAGCTGCGGTGGTTTCGGCCACAAAGGTGATCGTGGTGTCGTTGAAATCGGAGGGGAGGATAACGAAGTCGATGAACATTTGAAGCTCCTTAAAAGACCCGTGAGGGATTAATGTGTCAATGCGTGGATAAGCTGGTAAGCCTGGGCGAGTGATTCTGCTTCCTGCTGGCAGGTGCAGCGTTCAATAGTTTTGCCGATGGTGAAGTTATCACCGTGCGTCCATTCAACTACACACCAGTATGGGCGCTGATCTTCGTCGTCGTAGCGTTCTGAGGTATATCGCATGGCTGTCTCCTAAAAAGACCGTCGGGTGACGGCATGGATTGAATAGTAAAGCAAATTTGCGGTCAGGTAAAGTATTTTTTACAGAATCTCAAAAATAATTTACAATCCGCGCATGGATACAGAAAAAGCCATCAAACTTGCTGGTTCGGCAACAGCATTAGCGGTATTGCTGGGTGTTACTAGACAGGCAATTACCCATTGGAAACGCGAAGGACTGCCGCAACAACGCGTGTGGCAGCTACAGGTCTTGCGACCAGATTGGTTTGTTGGCTAAAATTAGATAAACCCGGCTAGGTTAGGATTGATCCCCCGACCGAAAAGCGAACTCCCCGCCTGCCGCTGGTTTCTCTCTGGGAGTGATGCGGAGTTGAAATGCACTATTACCAATTTAATATTGGCGATTACGCCAGCCATACGCGCCACCTTTCTGATTTTGAAGATTTAGCCTACCGGCGCTTGCTTGATGCCTACTATCTTCAAGAACGCCCGTTAAACGAGTGTTCAACGTCCGTTGCACGCCAGATCAACATGCGTGCCAACGAAGAAGCCGTCAAAACTATCCTGAATGAGTTTTTTGAGCTGACCGAAGGCGGCTGGATTCATCATCGCGCTGACCGCGAAATCGAAAAATACCGAAGCAAAGTTGAGCAAGCATCAAGGGCTGGCAAAGCCTCTGCGGAACGGCGGTTCAACGACCGTTCAACGGACGTTCAACCAACCATAAACCAAGAACCAATAACCAATAACCAAGAACCAATAAAAAGAGTAGAGAAGCAGCGCGGGACGCGCTTGCCTGCCAACTGGGAACCCAGCGACGAGGATATTGCTTATTGCAAAAAAGAAAGACCCGATCTGCAATGGCAGCGCGTGGCCGAGAATTTCCGCGATTACTGGCTGGCCCAGGCTGGCAGCAAAGCCGTCAAGATGGATTGGTCGCGGGTTTGGAAAACGTGGGTGCGAAATGAAAAGGGGGCGCGGACGTTTGAAAACGCTAAAGACCGCAGCCGCCGTGAAATCATCGAAGGATTAACCGGAAAGAAAAGCCATGACACCACAATTATCGACATCTGAACCGCTGCCGACCGCTTGGATCGAGAAACTGTTTGAACGCATGGCTGCGCTTTATGGCAGCAAGTTTGCCGATATGTGGCGCGGCACCGACCCTGAGCAGGTCAAGGCTATGTGGGCGCACGAGCTGGGCAAACTTAGCCGCGAGGAAGTTACCAAAGGCGCACAGGCCTTGATGACTTTGGAATGGCCACCGAGCTTGCCGCAGTTCATCAATCTTTGCCGCCCAAAGCTAGACGCTCAAAAAGCCTTCACAGAGGCATTAAACGGGCTTATGGCGCGAGATCGGGGCGAGGTTGGGGTATGGAGCCATCCGGCGGTTTTTTGGGCTGCTGTGCGCGTTGGTGCGTTTGATATAAAAAACGCAACTTACTTGCAAATTAAAGGTCGGTGGGAAAGCGCACTCGGTGATGAGTTAGAAAAATCGCAATGGCCTGAAATACCTAAACCTGTGGTTTCTTTGCCGCCGGTTAAAGTTTCTGCTGAAGTTGCACAAAAATATCTTGCAAAGATGCAAGTTCATAAGTCAGAATCAAGCCACATTGACCATAAGCGATGGGCAAAGAAAATTATGGAACGGCACGAACATGGCGACAAATCTCTTTTGCCGGTTCAGGTGTCGATGGCTAAGGCAGCGTTAAACGCACCGACATAAGGGAAAAAAATGAGAAAGAATCCAATACCACCGCACGCGCTGATGGACGATCTGCGCAACAGGTTGCATTGCGTCAACGATTGTGAGTTAGCGCGTGAGATTGGTTGCGCACCCAGCATGATCTCAAAGTTTCGGCACGGCACCTGTGCGGTATCGGCGGCGCTGATTTTGGATATGCACGAAAAGTTTGGTATGTCGGTGGCTGAAATCAAAATGTTGATTCAGAGGGCAGAAGATGAACGTAACCTTTGCTGAGATTATTTTGCTGGTCGCAGGTGGGTTGATGGGCGCTGGTGTTGTTTTTTTTATTGCTGGCTGGTTGGCTGTGTTGTTGCTTGATGACCCGAATGAATGAATACACCTGGTCTGAGGAATGGCGGCGAATTACAGAAGCAAAGTTTTGGGTAGCACAGTACAAATTGCATAAAAAGGAACACGGCGCGAAAGCGGCGGTAACGTGGTGGGAAGACACGAAGCGCCAGATTGCCGCCAAGCGTGGGCAGAAGGCTGTTGAAACCTTGATAGATGACATGAATGCGTTAAAAAAATGAGAGATCCGTTCAAGATTGACAGCCCGACTTGTATTAGCTTTAGCGGTGGCCGCACCAGCGCTTACATGCTTTGGCGGGTATTGCAGAGCAACGGCGGGTTGCCTGCCGAGGCAGTTGTCTGCTTTGCGAACACCGGCAAGGAGGATGAGGCGACACTGCGCTTTGTGCGTGATTGCCAAGAACGCTGGCAAGTACCGATTACCTGGCTTGAGTACCGGGCAGACGCGCCTAATTTTGCCGAGGTGGACTTTGAGACAGCCAGCCGCGACGGAGAACCGTTTGAAGCAATTATTCAACGATATGGCTACAAATTGCCTAACCCAGCATTTCGCTGGTGTACGGGGAAATTAAAGATTAAACCAACTGTTTCCTACCTTAAAAGCATTGGTTGGGATGACGAGTGGGATAACTTTGTCGGAATACGCGCTGATGAGCCTAGGCGCGTGGCCAAGGTTCGCGGAAGCAAGTCAACCGAAACTAAACGCGAGACTCGCTGGACACCTTTATCAGATGCTGGCGTTACATCTAATGATGTTGGCCAGTTTTGGGAGCAGCAACCGTTTGATTTAGGCTTACCAAACATCAATGGCAAAACAATGCACGGCAATTGTGACTTGTGTTTTCTAAAGCCTGCTGCCCAAATTGC